AAATCTTCTACAGAAGTTATCGCAGAAATTTCATTTAGTTGTTTTTCTTTTTCACTGCGGCTTAATAGATCACGACCTCTAGTAGCTGCCATGTTTTCAAGAAGTTGTTCTTTAGCAATACCAAGCCACTGATCTTCAGCAGCCTTATACCTTTTCTCAAACTTCTCACGCATAGATTCTTCTTCGATCTTGGCAGCTTCAGTCTTTTCTAGATAACGTTGTGCAACGTCATCGTAGAAACGACTTAGTGGTGTGCTTTCTTCTCCCACAAAAGAAGTTTGTCGCAGTCTATTCGTGGCCTCATACAGAGAGGCAGTATCTGTCCTGCCTCCCTGCATAAACGCCTGTAGTGCTGCGTTATAGTTTACAAAAGGATCAGCCATTTGTCATATCCTCCTGTTGCTTTCTAACAACAGCTTCTAATTTCGATAATAGATCTAGCTTGCCAGCTTGGTAAGCAAGGCTACGAGCTAGATATTCACTTGTTTGGTTTGGATCGTACTGATTTGTCGGGGAAATCATTTCCCTCAGCAAAGGAATCCATTCGGGGTCTAGGTAGGGATACTTTGATTTCATTTAGTTCCTTCTCTAGAGCGGTCATCATATTATAAAGTTGGCGAGCAAGCCGACTAAACTCAGCTTCGGTCATTGGAAGGCCACGCTCAAGTTTTACCTTTAGTGTTTCTTCGATCATACGATTGTGCAACCTCCTGCAGTACACGCTGGTTCGTGTGCTGCCTTTGTTTCATCTTCTTTTTCGTACTGCTTTAAGAGAGAGAAATCAACTACTACCTTTGGGAAGTTATTGTATTCTTCTTCTGTGATTGGTTCAAACGGTGCTTGCTCATAGGTGTGTTCAGCCTTTGGCAAGAATGACACACCCGAAATATAATCAAACTGCTCATAGACCGATGCACCAAGTCGCAAGAACTCGTCATCGGTATAGTTAATTGTTACGGATGGCTTGTGTTCGCAGTAATAGTCTGCGTAGATTCTCCACAAGATCAAGTGCGTCTGTGCATCTAGGTCTTGGGTTGTCTTACATCCGGGTGCTGACTTCATTGCAAAGGAGAAGACGGCAGTAGAGTCTGGGTTGTTTACACAATCCTCTACTGGTACGCCTTGATCCTTCATCAAGTGATACATTGGATCTTTCTTATCCAAGCGAACACGTCGAATGTAGTATGGTGCATACGGTGGGTGAATACCAGACGAGCAACCAGCCAAGCATGAAGTTGTACCTTCTGGCTTGACGCAAGTAATAGCCTTGCTTGGTTCGGTGTCTAGCTTGTTAGCCCACTCAACGTTGATGTCTTGTGCTGCATCTCTGATGTCCTGTAAGAAACCAATGAGATCCATTGGGCTTGTCTGTCCCGCAGTAAACATGTTATCAAAGATACCAGTCATGCTGACACCAAGCAAGCGTTCTTCTTCACAGTTCTTCTTCCACTCTTCCCGTAGGTATGGGAAGTATGTGAACTTCGATTGAACGGTACCGATGATGGTGGCCTGTTCAATCTTGCGTCGAATATCCTTCTTGCTGTCGTTTGGTCTTACGACAATAGTCGATAGGTTGCAGAACTCCATCGGTCTGAGAATGATTTCAGAGCATGGGTTGGTTCCAAGATGAACACCATCTGGTACGCCACGACCAACACGTGAGCAAACTGTCTGAAGAGCTTCACGGTTAAGGATGCCGCGTTCTCCACTGAATGAATTATACAGTGAAGACCACTCTTGCATGAACTTACCAAGGCTTGGCTTCTCCGCATAAACTGCGGAGTTATTTGCAAGGGCGCGGTACGAGTGGCTTTGCCACCAGTTACCACTCTTGCAATCTGCCATCTCCTTGTCCTCAAGATCGCTGAGGGAGATCATCGCAGAGCGACGAACACCACCAACAATAACTGACTGAGCAATGACGCAGCAGATGTCGTGACACTCAAGACTTGTTAAGCGTCTACCCTTAGCCTTATAGAAAGAGTTGACGATGAACTTGAACACAGCCTCAAGTGGTCCAGGGCCAGATGCTCTTCCACCGAATGTCTTGAGACGTGCGCCAGCGGGACGTACCAATGTGGTATCCCACGTTGGATGGACTCCATGATAAAGACAGATCAAGAGATCCTTAAGTGCGTTGCACCAACCTTCTCTTGAGTCTTCTACCGTGATGACGGTATCTGGCTTACGTTCGATTGTTGATGGCACCTGTGGAAGCTTACCAATACAACGTCGTTCAACGCTGTAGCCAACACCCGTACCGCACATCAAGATATATTGAAGTTCGGCAAATGATTCAACAGAGTCAATCTCTAGATAAGAGCAATTATAAAGAGCGGTATGGTCACGATCCAAGGCAGGGCCAGCGGTCATCAACGCTCGCATGGATGGGAATACTTCCCGATCCAAGACGGCTTGCTTGATGTCTGGTCTTTCCTTAAGAACTGGTTCCTTGTTTGTGAAATAATTCCACCAACGATCAACAGTTTCTTCCCAAGTCTCTCGACGTTGTTCAGATTCAATCCATCGGGCGTATCGACTAAGAGCAATAAAATTCTCAAATGTATTCATAATTACTTTACGTTAGTTGAGCCAAAGCCACCGTCATTTCTGAGTGTCTGGCTAAGTTCCTCAACGGTTACAAAGGACGGTGCAAAGAAGGGAGTGAATAAAAGTTGTGCAATACGGTCGCCATCCTCAACGACAAATGTATTGGTTCCTTCATTACGAAGTAGAACTTTAATCTCGCCACGATAGTCTGGGTCAATAAGACCCGGTGTGTTTGCTACGGTAATGCCATGCTTGGCCGCAAGGCCAGACCTTGGTAAGACCAAAGCGCAAACGTTTTCTGGAAGAGCTAATTGAATACCAGTAGAAATCATAACCGTTTCATTAGGCTTGATCTTTATTGGCTCGTAGATGTCTGCACGTAGGTCAAACCCAGCTGCTGCTTGGGTTCCCCTAGAGGGATAGCCATGTCTTCCTGTTTTAATGTACACGTCTGTGTCTTTCACAAAGACGGAACTTGTTGATGTATAGTTATTGGGGTTGTCAAAGGTTGTTGTATTAGTGTTATATTCGATCATCTTCTTGTTTCCTAGCTCTAACTCAGGGACTACTCGTATGGGTGCCATGGGGTATTTTCCCCATCCCGTAGAATGCGGACACAGCGTCCCATTGCTACAGCATCCTCAAGGGTATACGGCTTGCCATCCTTGTCGCTACGGGTCTCGTAGAGGCTCAGGACTAGGGCGGTATGGTTCTTGGGGTGGGTGGAATTCAGAAGCTTCTCAGCCTTCTTGGGGCCAAGCTTCCAGATACCCCCGATATTATCGGTCGAATCTCCTGTGATCCATTGTCGATGAAACCAAAAGTCTGCGTCAGAAACTGAGGTATATTCTATCTCAGCCTCTTGGTCATCCAAGTTCAGCCGTGGCTTCCACGAATAGCCGGGAACTTGTTGTAAATCTTTGTCGATGGTTACACAAATTGCTTTAAACCCAGACTTAGCAATACCCATTAGGTCATCAGCCTCAAGTCTAGGTTCGCTTGCTGTCTCATAGTTATCCCGTAAGAAAGCAATAGCGTCGGATAGACAATCTGGTGATGGTCTGCCGTCTCTGTGTTCTTTGTAACTAGGGAGGTAATCCTTTCGGATGTTATCCTTACGTGAACAGGAGATAGCAATTGTGATATCAGTTATTCCCGGTGGTGTCCACCGTTTAACGTCATCCATCAATCGTCTATCTAACCATTCAGCTCCCTCTTGGTCTGCCCAGAAGGCAGCACGATACGCAATGATGTCGCCATCTAAGATTGCACGATCAATACCAAGCTTCAAGGAAACAACCTTTCTCAGCTGCTATCTTAAACCATTTGTTTAATTGTTGCAGCTCTTCGTTAGATATTTGTACACGTCTGTTTGCTACACTGGAGATGTGGGCAAAGGTGTACTCATTCAAAAGACGTGAGATGTCTCTGACGGTACCGTTCTTAAGTTGGTGATACAATGTATAACCAGTGGTCTGCTTAATAACCTCATCATAGTATCGACCACGAATCCAGTTATCTGTTCCCTTTGTTCCACGAACAAGAAGATCAGTACCAGAGAACCAATCCTCCGGTGCCTCCCTAAACTCTCCATGTTCATATCCAATCATTGCAACGGTATCAAGACTCATTCTTCTTCGTCTCCAAACAACTCTTCAAAGAACTCATCAAGATTCATAGGCTCATCCTTCTTGGTCTTTGTACAACCAAGGCAATCACAAGACAGATAGCAGTGTGGATCAAGACCCAACCAATCAGGAAGACGTGCGCTTAACTTGGAGTGAAGAAGCTTGGTGTCTCCTTCGTTCTTGATAACCCAATCAAACATCTGAACGTAATCCTTATCGCCAGACTCGAATCGGTTTGCCATCTCTTCTGATTCATGCTTACGCCAATCAGCATTCTGATCTTCTAGGTCTCTTGAACCACGGCTGATGAAGACAGTGATGGCTCCGTTCGTTCGACCGAAGTTAAGTTCATTAAGGTACCGACAATCGTCAACGATGATTACGGTTTCTTTCCAAAGCTTTTCTTCGTCTTGTGCTGCGTTTGCATCCTTGATTGCGGCTTCTTTCCAAGCCTTCTTAAACAAGTTCAACCAGTAATCTGGATCTTCCTTGCGCTTGGACTCACCAACGTCTTGACAATAGGCACGATACTCTAGTGGCTTAGTTGCCTTGTCAAATCCGGCAGCTAATGCCTCATCCTTAATAGCCTTAGCGAAGGGGAGGATGATTGGTTTGAAGTCACACTTCTTTGCATACGCTGCAATAAACTCAGCAGCTGTAGTCTTACCGACTCTCGCTTGGCCGGACAATAAGATTGTTATCATTGAATCTCCTAAACAACTCTGCTGGTGTAAAGCAGTCTTCGATATTAAAGAAAGAACAGATATGTGTTGTGCAATTCCGTGGTCTTGTTAAACCAATGAACCGCCCAACAAAGTAATGGAAAATCATATCCCAAGCATTACTGTCGGTATATGACGATGCCCCCGTTATAGCATCCCCAAGTGACATATCCTCAGTGATCCACATTTCTGTTCGACCGATGAGGACAGCACCCAACCCTTGTAAGGTTTCTAGATTGTATAGTTTACTGACTGGTACTATACGACCATCCCATTCTTGTTTTGCGCTACAGATTACAAAGTGGTACTCCTTGCCGCCAGCCTCAAGGATGAGGCCAGCGTGTGTTACATGGCTACCGTTAAGAATCTTAGCCAACAATCCAAAATACCTACCCTGAATCTTACTGAAGTCGTAGAAGCCGACAGATGCTTTAGTGAGTTTGTGACCAGTTGTTTCCAATTTTATACTCCGCGTTGATTGGCATAGCGATAGCAAGTCTAGTACCTGCTTCGATTGCCGCATTAGTAACTATCTTGCCAGCCTCTTCAGCAATCGCTGATGGGCATGAGAACTGAAGTTCGTCATGCACATACGCTAGTTGCTTGACAACGTTGGCACCAAACCGTTCCCTCAGTCTGGTGTTAGCAAGGATCATCCAGTACTTAGACACTACAGCACCACTACCTTGCAATAAGGTATTGAGTGCAGCGTGTGCGCTACGTACTGGTGCATAGCGACCGTCAACTAACTTAACCGCACTACGCTTGGCTACCTGAAACTCAACATCTTGCTTGACCTTAGCAAGTGCTGGCAACTCTCGAAGAAACTTCTCCTTGAGTGCTGCACCCTGCTTAGATGAACCTTCGATAATCTTACCAATCTTTGCATCGCCAGCCCCATACAAGAAGCCGTAGATAAAAGTCTTGGCGTTGTTACGGGTGGGAAGACCAGCCTTCTGTTGGTTGTGGGTGTGAATGTCTCCGTTAAGAATAACGTCGGCATACGCACCCTTGTCGTATGGTGCCATGTAGTGGGCAAGCATACGCAACTCAAGGCCACTAAGGTCTGACCCAAGTAACACCTCGCCATCGTGTGGAATCCATAACTCTCTGGCACGGTGATCGCCAGACACCTGTGCAACGTTTGGTTGCGAGTGTGTGCATCGACCAGTAGCAGCACCCTGTACGTTTACAAAGCCGTGGATGCGACCGTCTCGACTATACGATGAGCGGCTAACCCAATCGTCTACCTGACCCATAAGCTTCTGAACATCGAAGTATTCGACAAGCTTCTTGGCTTCTGGATAGTCAAGTTGACTGAGGATTGTGGCATCCACGTTTGGATTACCATTCTCTGTCTTCGGTGCAGACCAACCATACTTCTCATACAACCGCTCAGCAATCTGCTTGCGAGAGCCGGGATTAAAAGCCTCAACGGAATCCTTGAGACGCTTGCCCGTCTTCTCTGAGTAACGCTCAGTAACCTTGTCTGGGAAGATGGTACGCATTTCATCTTCAACAGATGCCTTGAACATCAACAGATCATGTTGTAGTTTCTCAGCAGCCTTGATGTCGAAATTGAAACCATTGGCTTGCTGCTGTGCAACAACAGCACTAGCAAGAAACTCAAGCTGAACAATCTTCTCGTACTTGTTATCCGCAATCCATTTCTGTTGGTGGTTGTAGATGTGATGTGCAACGTGTACGTCCTGAATGCAGTACGTAATCATGTCATCAGTCAACTCCTCCCATGTACCTTGATAGTTGATCTTCTCATTACCAAGGTGCTTACCCCAACACTCAAGCGAGTTACCACCAAGCGGGTGATTTGTAAGATCTGGATACATCAGTTTACTAACAACCAGTGAGTCGTAGATCTTAGCAGTACCTTTGTACCCAAGCATACGCTTAAGACATTCAAGATCGAAACCATAGAGATTGTGTCCAATGAGTTGCGTTGCCTTGTTGAGATACGCATCGAAGGTCTCATCAAACACAGTCCATGTTCGAACCTCTCCGCTATCAATATCCTTTGTAACAACAACGTGAACTTTTGTACACTCCTTGACAGGTCTACCCTTATTGTCGAGGGTCAACTCCATCAAGGCATTCGATTCGATGTCGATAACCAAGCGCATTAAATCTAGTATCTCTTTCTGCCAACATCTCGTCGGCAAGGTTACAAATCTCTTTTATGGTTTTAGGTTTAGCTGCATCCCTTGTTGTGCCGGGATGTAAAGACATACCCAAGATCGACGCGGCATACATATCCCAAGCCATCATTCGCATAACTTCATGCTGTTCCATTTTGAATGGGTTGGAATACAACCTCTCCCTCATCGTTGGTTGCCCAATCAACTTCTCGCAAACGACCAGTTGTTCTGTCGTAGAACAAAGCACTAGCGATGCCAGCACGACCAGTCAAGCGATTCTTAAGAACACGAATGATGGTTGTGTTGGCTAGGGTCTGGTCTTGATTCTGTCTATCGCGTTCAAGAGCGATGACCGTATTAGGTACAGATGCCAAAGCACCAGAACCGCGAAGATCCTGAAGCGTAATTCTATCGCCTTCTTCATAAGCCTTATCCGTCTTCTTGAGTTGCGAAACAATATCGACGTGAACACCAGTACGAACAGCGAGAGATCGTAGTTCCTTCATAAGCGTGTCGATAATGATACGCTCCGAACCACCACCCTCAATGTCCTTGTCGGATGTTCCCATTAACCCAGCCGCTGCTGCTGTGATGTGGTCGAGGACAATCACGTCTACCTTGAGTGACACAGCCATGTATTCCATGCGAGCAAGCAAGTTAGCCATAGCGTTGTTGCCAAGGTGATCGTAGATGTACATGTTGGTGGCAGATAGCTTCTTCTTAGCCTCCAAGTATTCGTCAGTAGAGAAGTCATTGGTCAACAACTCAATGTCGATTGGTGGCTTACCCATACGGACACGAAGATCATTCATCATCTTCGCTGCATTGATGGCACGAACTGGCTTGTTAATCATAAGCGAGATCATATCATCCATAGTTTCTTGAGGGGATTCCTCAAGCATGATAGCACCAACAGATCGACCTTCTTCAAGGTGGTGATACATCAACTCACGGAGAATGGTTGACTTACCAGAACCCGTACCTGATGCCCACAATGTAATCTCTCCTGATCGTTGTCCGATGAGGAACTCAGACAACTTGTCAAACGGGAAGGGGTAAACCCTAGCCTGAAGATTATCGGTAGACTCTACAATCTTAGAGATGTGAAGAATCTCATCGGGGCTATAGACCTGTGCTTCCCAGATCGCAGACACAACAGCCTTGCCTTGGTTTGTGACCAAGCATTCGTTTGCATCCTTGAGTGGAAGCTTAGCGATCTTACACTTACCGGGTGGAAGAATCTCACTGATAGCCTTGGCCGCGTCTTGACCAGCGTCATCCATGTCAAAGCAAAGGACAACCTCTTGGTAAGAAGAGACGAACTCAAGGTTATCCTTGATGGCCTTGATTGCTGATTGCGCTCCGTTAGGAACAGATACAACAGGCCAAGTACCACCAAGCAATTGACACACAGTCATGCAGTCGATTTCACCTTCGGTGATAACCAACCGCTTACCTGACATCTTCCACAAGTGTTGACCGAAGAGTTGAACACTCTTGGGTGAACCCTTCCAAGCGAATTGCTTGTTGGGTCCACGGATATGTTGAGCAACCAACTCACCCTCTGTTGAGAAGTAGTTGGCAATCTCGACATCGTTATTGTTTACGTGTGCAACTTGATAACCAAATTGCCGACACGTCTTCTCCTCAATACGTCGATGACTAAGGTCGGAGAAGGTACCATTCAGTTTGTTAAAGTTAGAAGTACTAGGTTCGGCTGACATTTTGTTTCCTTTGTGATATCCGCAGCAATAGCAGTGTACGTGACCGTCACTATAGACGGCAAGATTATCTCCGCTGTTGTCACCGCCCATTGCGGCACACTTGGGACAACGATCTCTCGAAACTACAGTTGACTCATTCAAGGTTTCCATTTAGTTCTTTCTTATAGCACACGATCTCGCCTGTTGCAATATCGTGTAGAAAATCTAACAGACCATCAATCATTGCTTCCTCGTCGGTAAGCAAACTGTATGGCAGACCACTCTCAATTAGTTCGATCTGTTCCTTTAGAAGAGTTACATTAATGTTTGCGCGTTTCATAGCCTCACAAAAACTCCATCCTGATTTGTATACCAGACATCCTTAAAAACCTCCGACACCCACCCAAGACAATATGGGCAGGGCTTAGACATACCAACAGAACCAGTTGGTGTGATCCGCATGTTTATCAACGTACACTCCTTTGCGATTGACTTGTCGATTGCCATGAAGGCAGCAAGTTCTGAGTGGATTGTTGGATACTTGTAGCCCAGCTTCTTTGCCTTAGGGTGTGTTTTCTTTCTATTCTCCTCGCCACAGGCCATGATCTTATTACCATGCAACACAACCGAATAGTGTGTTCGTTCCTTTGGTGGAAACAACCGTGCGAGTTTCAGTAGATCATTCAGATTGAACGCCATAGTTCGTCAACGCTCTCCATGAAAGTGGAAAGTAATTGTCACAGATTGAACCAAGTGCAGCGGCATAACTGCGAACCTCAACTTGAGAGTGTGAATCGGAGCGAAGATTGTACATACGAGACCAAGCATATAACGATCCAGTCCAGATCCATTCAGTCATCATGGCTTGTGGAAGAATGGCACGTGCTTGTTCTGGGCAGATGTTATCTTTTAACATATCACCATAGATCTCAGCCGCATACTTACACAGGTTATCAAGCTTTGTCTTGTAGGTTTGAGAGTACTCATTAACGGTACTTGATGAACCCTGTTTTACATTGTCTGCCTTATCTCTAAACTCGTCTGGAATCCAAAACTCTGGATCGCTTGAGACGTATCGACGTGATACCTCATTCCAAGAGAAACCAACTTGATGCTTTGCCAGTTGACGTGCGATAAAGATTGGTGCTGTTACACGAACCTTTAGGACACAATGCGAGAAGGGACTCCAGTGATTGTGTCTTGCCAAGTAATTAATCAGTCTCTCGTTCTGTGTAACGGTAAACAGATCAGCTGTCTTGTTCATGCTCACGCGAGCAGCATCACATACAGACTCATCACAACCCATATGATCTACGTAAGTTAACATTTATCCTCCAACCCCACAGGCCCAAGCGACCTGTGGGGTTTTGTTAGTTTGCTTAGCGGCGACGCTTAGCAACAAGTCCTGCTAAACCAAGCAGCGCAATTGCTGCGGGTGATGGTGCTGAAAGAACGAATGCACCACCAGCGGTATTACCAATAGATGGTGGTAATGGACGCCAAGTTCCCCAACCACCCGGACCAAACGGAGATGTTTGCCAGAAGTTGTTTGAGTCCATACCCTGAGACCACACAAACTGATCTCCATTTGCGTCCTCAAGATTAACACCAATATTCATTGCATAACTACCAGCGGTAAGTTGAGCAACAAAAGGAACGTAAAACTCATAGACGGGTTGACCAAAGAAGTTTGAATCACCTGTCTTTGAGATCGTTACGTTTGACATATCAACGGTTGTCGTATAGACGATACCGTTAAAGCCAGCATCCCAAACATTAATCTCGAATGAGGTAAAGTTTGATACGCCTTGATCATTGAATCCGTTGGATGAACCCCACCACTTGAGGGATGAGGTTGTATACGAATCCTCTAAATCAAAAAGCTGTGCGCCACTCTGTGCATAGGTGTATGCACCGCCCGATGAGAAGGCATCTGAGTAGAACCCAACAGTCTCTACTACTGGGTTATTAACAACAACGAACTCTGCTGATGCTGAACCAGCCACAACCAAACCAAGCAAACCGATCACATTCTTCATTCTAAAATTCTCCTACGTATCCCTAAAGTTTTAGGGAACGAACTACACATTCCCTTAGAATTAATTACGCCAACTCTTACCTTGTAATACAATGTATACCTCTTCGATCAACTTAGCAAGTTCCTCTGCGTTGCCTTTCCTAGTCTTGGGATTATAGTAACCATCCCAATCAGCCAAGAGAATAGAGGCATTGTAAATACGTTGCTGAAGAATCTCTAATTTAATTTCAATATCTTCAATATCATGGTAATCCACTGGTCTTTTTCTCCTTGAAAGCTAAGTCACAAGTTCGTTTGTCAATCCCCAGTGCATCGAAGAACTCGCGGAGAGTCATTGATGCACCGTGGATATGCACGAACCCATCGTAGTATCCACTAAGTTCTAAACGGTTTCGTGTAGGTATCCAAGTAACTTCTATGGCAGCCGTTGGTCTGAAGCCAAAGTCGTTTGGTTCATCTGGCGGAAATTGTACTGTCTTAGGCATTACCATTCTCCATTAACTTTCTTGTTTCTTCCTCGTAAACCCAAGCAAGATAGGCATCGTCATTACTAGTCTGAAATGAATCAATCAATTCTGTGTCAGTTACACGACCAAACCACGCATCTTCTGGAACAACGGGTTCACTTTTACTTCCCTCTAGTTGATAGACATAAGCAAAGTCAAAGTGCTTTAGGTGATAAACCTTAACAGTATATTTATCTTTAGCGTATTCTGGATTTATTTCCATGTACCTACGCGGCTCGAAAATATGACGCATTGCCTTCTTTAATTCATACCGAACCCACTTGATATCTTCGAATGGAAGTGGATCACTGTCTGTGTAGTAGTTTCCAATGCTATAGCATGGGTTATCTGCCACCTTGTATTCTGGATACATGGAAACCTTGTATGGCACGGTGGTTCCATTCTTTGGTCCACCGTTAAAGACAACAATACTTGGTTCTGTTGGAATTGGTTTCACTTGTGTACCTTACTCTTCCTTTGGCATGTTGTAGTAACTTCGGTATGGTTCGTGGGAAATATTGTTCCGCTTGAGTGTTTCCTCAAGGTGCAGGATGTGCCACGACATACGCAACACGAACTCACGAACTTCTTCCTTTACCCATTCTTCCTTGATCTGCCATGCTGCACTCAGAATCTTATCCTGAATGCGCGGAGAGCAGTTGCGCTGATCGTGGCGTTCGTAGATCATCTTGTCGATGATCTCAGGTTGACCAAAACCTCTATGAATCTTGTAGTATTCATCAAGATAAGGGTCGTTTGTCACATTGTCGTAGTTCACTTGTAATCCTTGTGGGAGTCCCACGGACGGCGAGGCTCAAGGCAATCCCAACCACGACGCTTTGCTTCCCTATGTGGATCAGACATTGTTGGTAGATGATTTGCTTCGTTCGTCAAGACTTCACGCCTTGCTTCGTCGCGTTCGGCGGTAAGCGTTTTGATACGCTCTTGAAGTTCTGTAATAGTTTTAGTGAACTCATCAGCGTTTCTTACAGGTTCGTTATTAACGTCTACGTTTTTCATTTAATAGAATCCCTAAGCTTCTTAATAACAGACTTCGTTTCAGCGACACGACGCTTCTCGTCTTCTGCCTTCTTGATATCGGCAAGCGAGTGTTGCCACGCCGATACCTCACGCACAACTGCGCTGATTCGGTTGTTAAGACCGTGTTCTGTTTCAGCCTTAAGTTCGTACATCAAGTCGTAATTCTCATCGACTTCTTTTCGAAGTTTTGCGATCTCCTTATCCTGCATTTTCCAAGATGCGAACATACCGCCAACAATCAACGTCATACCGCCAATCATAATCATAGTATCAGTATCCATAGGTTTCCTTTCTAACATCCCTGAGTGGACTCGAACCACTGACCATTCGCTTAGAAGGCGAATGCTCTATCCAACTGAGCTACAGGGATAATTTATTTATTCGATGATGTTTAAGGTATCAGTATCGAAATCAATTACTTCAAGAATTGTTTCAGAAATATCTGATGCCTTGACGCATTCAACACGGGATTGTTTAAACAACAGAGACGGATCTTCTTGAATTTGTTTGAAGATCTTTGTTGGCTTATCATCATCGTCTATGTCAAACGACCACGTTTCATAGCGACGATAGACGATCTCAACTGTTACACTCATCACGTCTGCCATTCGAAGCCCTCCACAATTTGTGTTACCTTCTCATCAAAGTCATCCGACATTACAAGATCTGCGTCATACTTTGTCCATAAGATATTTGGGTTGCGCTTCAAGTCTTCTTCAAGTTGAGCAACATCAGTGTCCTCAGAGATTGGGAATGACCATGTTTCCGAAACGTTCCTAACTAACTCAATTGTTACGCTGTACATTCGTTGCATATGATCTCCTTTAGTACCACAGGTGGGACTCGAACCCACACTACACAGATTTTAAGTCTATTGACTCTGCCGTTGGTCTACTGTGGCTTATAGTAGAAGGGGTGGGAGTCGAACCCACATGAGCGCGATTATAAGTCACGACCTTTTACCAAATCTATCAGGCACCCTTCCATGAACGTGCGTTGGAGAGCCGCACCCCTCTGTTACATTAGAAGATTGGGTCGTTGGTATTCAACGCACGGATGATCTGTTCAAGATCGTCAAGGTAAACCTTGCACGTGCATGTTGTTCCATACTCCATAACAGAAACAGTAACCTTATTGCTGTCTTCTTCACACCGTTCAATAATAACAGCAGCCTTGCTGTTGTCTTCACTGCTATACATTGTTCCAGTAAGCTTCCAATCAGACATCTTGAATCTCCACAGTAAAGTAGCCAGTGGACTTGGCCCACTCTTTAGTTGCTTCTACGAATATGATCTGACGGTCATCTGTCCACAGGCGACCGTTCATTAGATCAAACACAGACTTAAGATAGTTGTCGATATCAGGTCGGGGATAATCCAGTTTACTGGACTTGGGCTTATCGACATAGAGTTGAACGTACACACGTAGATTCTTATCTGTTGGTTCGTACCCCTCTAATACTTTTTCAATTACAGGTACAGCCTGTTCTCGAAACTCTTTATAAGTTCCAGTATAGTAACTGCCCCACTTACTCACCCGTGGCCGTGATGCAGCCACAGGTGAGATTGGGAACTTCCATTTCATTAGAATGGAATCTCGTCATCCGTAATTCCAGCAGGAGTTGGGGAAGCCTCAGTCGGCTTGCTTGTTGTTGGTGCATCGACGTGCGTCCCAACAAACCCTCCCTCAACAGGTGCGAAACCATTGGTCTTCTTCTCCATCGTAGCATTCTTCTGAACGATCTGAACACCGTTGAGATAGAACGACATGGACTTACTTGCACCCTTGGTGATAACAACAGGTGCAAGTTTAAGACGAACAACGTCTTCACCGAATGGAACAACATCGGTAAAGTTACCAGTTGCATCTTGGCAAGGATATGCACCCTTGTCAACGTGCGACTTACTCTTGAACTTGATGGTCTTAACACCATCCTTTTCGTAGGTACCGTTTACCTTCTTCACACCATTGTCCTTAGCAATCTGCATAAGTGATTGCTCAAACTCTGGAGTCAATACCACGGTGATGTTGTGGTTTGCAGACGCATCTCCGAACATGGTATCAGGCTTAAGAAGATTGCTCCACTTAACAGTAAGGTTGGTGGTGATAAAGTTCTTGATACGATCAGCCATTGTTTGGAGTCTCCGTAGAAAGGTTGTCGATGTTGGTAAGCACGGTACCGATTTGATTGCTGAGTTCGTTAGCAAAGTCACGCATTCGGTTGATGTCCGTCTGCATTGCTGTCAGGTAAGTCCGAAGATCGCTGACGGCTACCACTTGATTCTGAACTTGTTCTTCCATTATTCAATAACTCCGATAGACGATTGATCGTCTGTTCCATAGCCGTCTCCCATTGATCGGTAGGAGACTTGATTGAGAAACCCGCCGCCGATTCCAGCGGGAACATAAAAAGGTGCAGCAGTTCATGTATAAGCGTTTCCTCTACGTTATACGTTTCGTCTGCATCCTTGGGGTTCAAGACTTGAATTAGAGATGTCATGTGATTGGGATCATAGGTGTTCAACCCATAGACCCGAAGGTTATCTTCATCGTCTAATTCTCCAGCCTTGGCCCACACAACTTTAATTGTCCAATGCTTGAGGCCAAGTTGGTTTTGCCAATACTTGGCTCGCTTTCTGAGTAAGGTTAGATTCACATTACCACCAGCCTACAACGACACCTTTGTTATCCACCACAATCTCAAACCATTTGAGAAGGTCAACAGTCTGTCCGTAGGTGATGTCACTACCTGTTTCACGAACAAACCGTTTGTAGTACGTGTCTTCTTGCTTACGGTACAAAGCATCATAGATATCACGAACTTGATTCTCGCTCAACTCTTCCGTGTAAAGGGTGTACTTACCGTTTGTACACCACTCAATCCATTCGTTGTATACCTTACCACGAAAGGAAGCACCGCCGCCAGAGAACAAGCCACCACACAAACGATTCGGTGGGAACAGATGATCTGGCATCATGTTGTCTCCCTCTGCCGTGGCTTGTGGACTAAGTCCACCATAGTAAGCGTATGTATCCAAGCCCATGAGTTCTCCTTAAAGATTCATCAGTTCAAGATATGGATGACCATTGATGACAACACCACACGAAACGATTGGTTTCTTAAGATATGCCGAACCATATTGCATTGCGGGATGGAAGCGATCAACACCAGATCCAACATTCATTCCGAAGATACGTGAGGTTGGCCCAACAATCCAGTTGATACCAGCCACACTATGGTAGTGACCCATCACTACAGATTGAAGTCGCATCTTAGCAGCGTTGATTGCGGGGTACATACCGCCAGCACCAACACCGTGGTAGTAGTAGACGTTATCTTCTTCGTATGAGTTAACCCATGACCAACCCTTGGTCTTGTATATGGCATCATACTCTCGAAGATAGTGCGAGGGAATACCCGCATCGGCAGCAAGACGTGCAACACGTTCATCGTGATTACCAATCGTCACAACAGCCTTAGGAAAAGCCTTGATCCACTTCTGCAAAGACTCAGCAGTCTGATGGTATTCATCCATTGCTGCGGGATGTTCGGGATTCTTCTTGTGGAAGGAGATGGATGCGTGATCAACCACGTCACCAATGAACACCGTTGTATCAGTACGATACTTCTTCTTGACATCCTTCACAAAGTCCAAGTACTGTGGATGTACAGCAGGACAATGCAAGTCACCAATAACTAGAACTCGACTCATTTATTCTTCCTGTTCTTATATTCCTCTCGCCATTGTTCAGCGAGGGATGGAAGCGGAGGCCCATCCTTTTGTGGGATAGGTGCGTAAACATTAATGCCAGTGCCATCGAAGTGTGCTTGTTGATGCACGTTCCAACTATCGTAGAGATCTCCAGTACGATAGCTTCGTCCATTCAATTCAACTTTGTTCTTCGATGTAGATGTCAACTTTGACATGCGTAGCCTTCTTTGCTTTCTTTGCGCCAAGATACTTGGCTAAGTAGGATAGGAACTGAGTGTGCATGAAGTCACTAGGACACATGAAACTCAGGGTTACTTCTGTCTTCTTCTTGTCAATCATAGCCTTGTGAATAGACTTGACTGCTTCTTCGATTGCCCCTTCATTATCTACGATGTGTACTTTCAATGGAAGAAGTACTCACTTTCTAATACCTTGTTGATGTCAAGCGTACCCGTTTCAGGAACGGGTGGCAACTCAACACCAAGATACTTTTCTAATTGCTCCTTAAGATTTGCTAGCAGATTCTCACTGTGGAGTTCAACAAACTTGCGCTTGGTAATCTCACGCATCTTGTTTACCAGTGGCGCATGGCAACCATACGAGTCGTGGATAAACGAGAAGTCTTCGATACCCTCATCTGCCATCTCACAGATGGTGTTGACCATGTGTGCAGCATCGAAGGAGTGGATGACGTTTGGTGAGATACCATTCTTTGCACGTCGCGGGTGAACAGCATAGCGATCAAACTCAGCGAACAAAACTTGCCGACGCTTGACCAACGTATAGATATCAACCGATCTGTTTATCATCGGATAGTATCGGTGACGAACAAGGAACCCAGTAGGTGTTACCCAAGCAAGGTGCTTGTTCATTTCAGCAGCAATCTTCGTGACTTCCTTAAGCCACAACTTACCTTGGTTTGGAATCTTCAACAGATGATCCATAGCCTTGATGATGTGGTCGGCTAGATAGTTAGCAGCCTTGTGTCGTTCCTTGATGTCGATGAACAACAGGTTGCCATCATTCACTAGACCGTCCACAATGCCACGCCTAGTGACACCGTAAGGATCTGTCATAACAGCTCGCTTCACAACACCGCGACCAACAGATCCCTTCCAGTACTCCATAAAGATCGTTGCCCAATCATCCTTGCCAACACACGCTGCAACACTAGCAGTCACAGACTTGGCAACAACTGAGTAAGCATCTCCTGGCTTATCTGATGGTAACAGATTAACCATAGCACCGATGACTGGATCTCTTGCAATAGCAGCCCAATGTTGGATACCATTACATGAACCATCCATACCAATCGGAAGTTGTGTCATACCATCAGTACGAAACAACTCGAACACAGCAGCAAGACGTTGGAAGGATTGATTCTTCTTTGGCTTATCGTCTGCCCACAAACGAACCGTACCGTATGGATCGTTATGGATACAGCGTAGCATATCCATGTTCTTATCCACCCATGCCACACGATCAGCGAATGGTAACTTGTCTTGGTCAAACAGATTCGCAACCTGTACCTTCAACCAATACAAGCCGTCAGGTGTTTGCTTCATGGGATTGGCAAACAACAGCAATGACTTGTCGTGATCTCCCGATTGTGGGGACAACAGATCAGACAAGGCATAGGCTCGACCACGAAAGTCGAACGTCCAACCATGATAGAAATATCCATGACCAATCATATCGTTTGCAATCTTCAATCGAAGGTGCATACGCACGGTGTCATTCAATCGTCTGAACCAATCCTTCCAGAGATTAACCCGAATACTTTCTTCGTTTCCCGAATCAGAAAACAATTTAGGATCGGGTTCATATGATGGAAGGTTGCCAACCCTAGTGTTGTTCTCGAATAGATTCTTCATCACCTCGAACACACGCTCGTTGACACACCATTCGGTAGACATCAAACGATTAGCAGCCTCGACACACTTGGACGATGGCTCTGATCCCACATACTTAGTCTTATACGTATCGTCTTGAAAGAAGAGATACGACGATGACACAATACCCTTGCGGAGATGTGGTGAATGTGTACCACCACACTCGTTGATTGTGTGACGTACTGGTGGAACAATCATGGGGGCATAGATAATCTTTGCCATTGCCATAAGTTCTTCATGCACGGCATTCAAGTTATCCGTGACAGAATCAGATGGCATCAACCACGTTGTTCTGTTTCCCTTACTGTCGTAAGAGTGACGTTCAACACACAACCCTACCTTGATTAACACCTCGATAAGATGAAGACACAAGGTATCTCCATCCTTCTTTGGGATTCTGCAATCAACAGATGCACTATGTGTCTTCATAAACTGTTGCATCTGACGCTTCGTCCACTTTGTTCCAAGAGAACGTGAAGCAAGAACCCACGCACCCGAGTGGTCTGAACGTGCTTGATGGAATGTACTTGCGAGTTCAAGGTTGACACGCATATGTTTGATGACTGACTGTAACTTAGGAAGAGAGCCATCAACAAACACAAAATCCAAATACGTAGAGACAATGATAGCAGAGACAGTCCTAGATCCAAGTTTGTAGATCGGGGTAATCCAAGAAAGGTTTCTCTTAGATAACTCGCTAAGATATTCCTCAATGGCTTGTTCAGTCTTGTCTACCAGAGCATAACATAAATCTGTTTCAGGTACTCCAAGGATTCTATTACGTTCCTTACAGTAATCCATGATAGACTTATCAGCCATTGCTTCTTCTATGACAGCATTAAGATTAAGTTTATGTTCCTTATTCTTTTCTGCTATCCACTTCTTACCATAACAGAGATTGTTCATTTATGTTCTTTCTGTTTTGGTTTAGTTATTGGAGTCCAACCGTTGGATTCCTAGCACGGAATCAGGGACTGGTGGTTCACAAGTTATCCACAATCACCGTCTTCTTCCTCCACCTCAATGTCATCTTCGAAGGTACCTTCGTCCATCAATGCGTCAGTATCTACCCAGTAATCCGTGCAATGATATTCGTCAATAAACATATCCCACATTCCTCCATCCCATTCGTCTCGACCAGTATCGTCGTTCACAAACTCTCCGAATTCGTCATTGAACATTAACATCTCCTTCCTTGAGAACATCCTTGAGCCATTGCTTACCACGCTCAGACTCCAAGTAACGTCGCACAAAGAAGTCGAGGTTGTTGTCAAGGTACTCATCGACCGCACTTTCCGCAGCCCGTTCAAGCGTATCAGACTGGCACACAACCGAGTCAACACAATCATTCACCATCTGCGTCATTGTGTACTCAAGGTTACAACGCAAGTCATACACAGCGTCATTGATTGTCTCGTTAACTTCCTTAGACACAGCCTGACTAACAGAGTCTTCAAGTTCCTTCTTGATATCGTCAACACTCATGGAGAGATCATTGATCTCATCGCTGATAAGACCCTTGATAGAGTCAACCAATTCCCAGCCACCATTATAGTCGAGTTTCAGAACAGTAAAGAACGAATCAACATACTTAGACATTAGAACTGATCTCCTTGTTGTTCAATGATGTTTGCAAGATCTTCAAACGAAAGTCTCTCATGGTCATTCAGATCGCTGATAACCATAGTCCGACCGTCATAAATAACGGGAGGATCATACGATTCAATATCAGCCCACTCACGAACTGGAACAGGAAGATGGTGAAGACTTCCACCAATACCCTTCACTCCGTTGTCGTGGTGGTACCACAGTGTATCACCACATCGTTGCTGATCGTACAGATCACACAACACACCGAGACAGCAGAAGCGATCCTGATAGTTCAGAGCAAACTTTCCCTGCCGATACTTGCCCGAACGAAGCGCATCAATCCAAAGCTTCTTGACATCTTTATCCATTGTTATCATCCTTGCTGAAGTAGATACCGATACCGATAATCACAAAGATCAAAACGATTTGTCCCCACGGAATTGGATCATACATTCTGATACCTCAACACATGGCTAAGAAAGAGATGAGCATCATCCTCTTCTCGAAACCCGTCAATACATTCCCCTGCAACAAAGACATTCCACCACTTACCATCGAACGATACATAGTTATTGTTGTCCATTCTTCTTCTCCAGTTGGAGTTCTCGAATAACCCGTGCCGCTTCTCGCAACACATTCACATTGTAGTTGAGAGGGTAATCAGTTTCAAGACGCTTGAGCAACAATGTAATATCAATCTTCTCGTTGGTCATTTAGTTCTCCTCCTCGATATCTTCGAGGACAACTTCGCGGTTCATGTATTCGGACAAGTCACGTGCCAAAGAATCGAAGTACATTTCAGGATCTTCGTAGTTATCTGAAGTGAGAAGATGGACATCGAAGAAACACACACCCTCTTCAATCTCCACATTCTGTGGGATAATACCTAGATCCTCACACGCATCCTTCAAATCTCCCAAACTAGATTCGACATAGAGCAGACCGATATAGTGATTCACTTGGTGACCTCCGTATAGTATTGAAGAAGACGTTCGGGTTCAAACATTGCGGCTACCCACAGTTGCTCGAAGAATTCAATCTTCAGAGTTGGTTCATGCCGATGTTCAGTCCCATCCTTATAGCGGACGAAAGATACGTCCCACGTCATACCGCTCTTACGATAGCACCGTGAAAGATAGACGGTCAACAGACCTTGATAGTCTCGACCATCATCAGACATCACAGACAGATCGACAGCAATTGATTCACGATTACTGGTGTAGATGTTATACGCTTTCATTGTTGTACTCCTCAATAAGGTCTGCGAGAATGGTAGATTCAGTATCGTTCAACCAGAAGTTAGACTGGACAAACTGCCACAAGTTATACTCCCGCTCGTTACGAATCCCGAACATTGCTGACTGAACAAGATTGTCAGAAATGTATGTCGTGGTATTCATAGGAAGAAAGACTCCACTTCTTGGCGAAGAATGAGAACACTTTGTTGGTTCAGTTGCAACTTGATACTTGCTGCAAGACGTTGTGTGTTGAGAGATTCTGCACACGTTTCGACAATGAACACACTTTCATTGACGATGTGCTTCCCGTTACTCCAGTACCCCTTACCTTCGGTGACAGTTGCACCTCCAGTTTCGTTGACAATCTCCTCGACAATCGACAGACCAATTTGTTTGGCACACACACTAGGGTTGCCAGTTTCGTCAGCAATGTAGAACGGAATGTAGATCGTATACTTGTTCATCACAGTCCTTTCAGTTGAATTGCGGGATCAAATACCCACTTGACTTCGTTGCACTCACGGAGATAACAAACACCTTCGTGGTATTCATATCGCCAACGTTCGCCACACTCTCCAACAATGTCAACATAACTACCATCACCAATCGCAGGGGCAATAGTTGAGAAGAACAATTCATCGTCTCCCCACTTGCCATCCTTACTAATCTGAATAGACCCATCTCCACACTCATCAACGGCATATCCGAAGAGATCGAAGATTCGGACAACAGAATCTTTGACGAACGCCATGTCCACATCGTCGGGGGAAATGAACTTGAGAGACTTCACAACACTTTCGTCATCTCCCCACGAATATGTCTCGCCATACTTGGCGATATTCTCAGGAGAGAACATCCGCTTGACACATTCAACGAACAAATCCTTGTCACTGATTGAGATGTCTGAACGTTCTGTCGAAACATAGTAGCCCATTAGTTTGTCTCCTTAGCCCATGTCCGTGGTACGGAAGTCTTGGTTGTTTACGTTCGCGTCAACTAAATCATTGTAGAAACAGTCCCAACCTTGTTGCTTCGCGATCTGATTTGGGGTACATCGACCAATCAATGCTGCCGCGTGGCAATACATACGTTGGAGTTCCTTTGCCTCCCTGTTGAGTTCCTCACACTTCAAGGCACAACGTTCCGCAAATCGCATTGCATCACTAACAAGTTCCCTGAATTCATTCCGTTCCTTCTGGATACGTGCCAAATCGGAACGAAGAGTATCGTTATCTGCCTCAACACCTTCACACCACTCACGAAGTTCTTGTTCGGCCTTGGACATTTCTTACTCCTTGGAAAGACACACACGATGAAACGTATCGGATATTTTACCCACACATTCCGAGATTAGTTGCAGAGGAAGATATGTCCTTCGCTCTCAAATTCAAACGATTGACCACACACCATATAGTGTGGCTCAAACTTCTTCGTATACACTCGCACACCAGTTCCGAACGAATGCAAGAGCGCATTGATTCGTGACTTTGTTGTGCTAGTATTCCACCCACACATTGTCACAAACATAGTGTGTGACGGACGGTGATATCGTGCGATGTTATTCCCGTACAGGAATACTTCGCACCCCGTATCCGTGACCAACACTTCCGTATTTCCACGCTTGAAATACTTGTTCGAACGAATTGCGATGCACATTGCATGTTCAATTTGACGCATTAGTTTCGCTCCTCAATGTTAGAGATCATGTTGCCAGCCACAATACATCCCGTCACAAACATTGCCACGGCACAGTAGAAGAACAATTCAGTCACGTACATTGTTTGACTCCAAAGTTGCGAGTAATACACACGATGAAAGAAACGTTCGGGATAATTTCACCCGAACATTCCTGATTAGTCACACTCTACGCCCCACATCCCGTCGATATTCTCGACATCGAAACCTTGTGGAACAATCCACACGGGAGCAGGACACTTTGTGTGAACAAAGTCAGCCAACTCAATATCCTCCCAACTAATCCCAACACTTGCGGGATTCACACGTCCCCACTCAATTGGCCTATCGACATCGGCCCAAACCAATGCCACCACACACTTTGTGGTGATATAGTCACCACACGTTTCGCATTGTTCCCGCTTGTGAACATACTCCGCAGGAACAATCCTACTAACATTCCCAACACACGTTCGAAGGTAGTGTACTGGCTTGACCATTAGAGACTCCCCAATTGTTTGAATTGCGGATACTTGGCACACAATGCCGCGAAACACTTTACGCGGGATTCTCCCGACCATTTGACCACACTATCCAATGCTTCACGCATGGCACGTTCCGTGCGAAGTTCACACGCAGACTTTACTTGCATCCGCACAATCGGTGCCATGACATCCCGTACCTTTGGATTGACTTTGGACATATTGACTCCAAATGTTAGAGGCGAACAATTCAGAAAGGACATCGGGGGATAATTTCACCCCCGACATCCTGAAGGGATTAGAGGCCGAGCGATTCGAGAACGTCAACACTAACCGAGCCGCGACCCGACTTGTACACCTTGCGCTCATTATTGAACCATTCGGGAACTTCCCGCTCCAATTCGGAGACGAGATAGTCACGGGCAACTTGTGCCAACGTTCCCGCAGTATCGACTTCGCGCCAGTTGACTTGCGACGCACATTCTACGCCATTCTTTCCCGCGACCACACTGCGGAAGGTCAACTTATTGCCCCCAACATAGACGGGGACATCTCCGAGAGAATTCACACACGACAACTTCAGATCGCCACTAACAGAGAACTTGCCATTCTCCCGAAGGTAAGAAACAAACGTCGGGAGAAACACACGGCGGAAAGACTCGACATTCGGCATGTTGAAAGTAGACATGGTAGGTAACTCCGTGAAAGTTTAAGTTTCAAGGGAACATCCCTCGAAACGAATCGCAGGAACGTCGTTTCCAACGTTCCCGCGTCAATGTTTGAAACAAAGACTTTGTTGCGGGAAATTTCAAACTTCGGATAACACCCCAAGGGTCACACTTCCGAAGCATGCTTGCGATCATTCGCGAGGGAATATCGTCAAACCTAACCAAACCGACCCCGTATCGAGCGACGCTAACTGCGTTGTGCGGATCGTATGTGCTGACTCTCTACTGTCCCGAAGGGGGGGTAAGCACCCACAGGT